GGGCTTGCCGTAGTTCCACGCGCCGGCCATCCACCGCCATCCGATACCAACGGACGCAGCCCATTCGACGATCACGAACCCGCCGTAGATTCCGACGGGCCGGCCGGGTACGGATCGGACACCTTCGAAGTAAGGGCTGACCTGGGTGGGTGTGTAGTCGTTGTCGACGGTGTACCAGATGACGACATCGCTGGGGATGCCCAACTTGTCGGCTTCAGCGTTCGCGGCTTGAGCGTCGGTGATACCGCGGTCTCGGCCTTGGCTGGAGGCGGTGATGCCTTTCTCCCAGATCGGGCCGATGGCTTTGCCGTTTTTCAGGAGGGTGTCGGCTTCAGTCTTGGTGAGGTCGGGGCGGCTACCGGACCCGTTGTTCAGGTATCGCAGGACACCGGGGACGCCGGTAAGGTCGGGGGTGGGGTAGGCGTAGTCGTACCAGAGAACTTCAGCCATCACGGGTCCACCTGATCCAGTAAATCCGAGCCCACGATGAGCCGGATCAACCCGTCTACTTGCCGGGTCAACGCCGTCACCTGGTTCACCAACGCTGTCTGCGCAGCCACACCCAACGGGTACGTTGGTGCCGGCAACGCGAGGAACGCCAGGTTCGTTGCCCGCGCCGCCCGGACCTGGGCGAGGAGGGTTTCACGGGTGACGACACGGTTAGGGCCAGCTAACCATTCGTTGACCCTAGCGATCTCGCTGTCAGTGAGATTGGCGCGCGACTCGACCACCGCTCCAGTGATCGGGTCGAACCGTTTGTACCCGTCTACTAGGTCGAACGTCTCGTTAGGTCGGCCCAGGAAAGTGACACTCACGAAGGTGCCGCCGAGGGACCGATGTCTTCGACGATGAGGTATACAGGCGAGGTCCCACTATGTTGGGTGATGAGCACACCGGTTCCCCCCGAACGGCCAGCTACCACCTTCACGGTTACTGACCCTGAGGTGGTGAAGTAGCCGAGCAGATGTATAGCCTCCGATGCACCGCCAGCACTAAGACGGATCTGACCGTATGAGGCGACAGAGGCGCCATACAGGATGTTCGCTCCGGCCACGTCACCCGAAACGCTAGTCTCAAGGTTTATGTTCGCCGTCGTCCGGTACCGCCGGTTAGCGACTGCGGTGAACGTTGTTGTGAGCCCTGTGATGTCGGTGGTTGCGGTGAACGCACCTTGGCTGGTGGTTGACGTCGCGAAACCGACGCAACCCCACGGCAGGTTCCACGGCGGCTTCCACGTCGTAGTCGCCGTCGTGTAAATCTGCAGCTTGTCAGTGTCGGTCTCGTAGATGACCATCCCCTCGATTGGGGACGACGGACGGGTACCGGACGTACAGACAATGACGGCCTGTTTCATCAGGTACGTGTTCAGGTCCGACGCCGGAAGCGCCGACCCGTCCGCGAAAGTCTTGAACGCCACAGGTTCTCCAGTCGGGTTAGTAGGGGGCGAGCACGTCGACGCCGCCCAACAAGGACGTGCCGATACGGAACCAGCCGGTACCAGCGAACACCGACGACGTGTCAGACGGTGCAGTCGCAAACACGGCCCGAGTCATCGGCGAATCATGGTCGAACGCGATGTTCTCGATGGTGGCAAGGAAGTCAGTTGACCGACCGTCGATGGTCCGCTGCTGCAACGTGATCTGATCACCAAGCTCCAGCTGCAACACAGTTTGCGCTTGCGCGGTCGTCATACCCTCGAGCGGCACCGACACGAGTTGAGTCATCCGCGGCGCCGGTTCCGACCGGCGCCCAGACAGATAGGTCGCTAACGAGTCGACGTCAGCGTCGTTCGCCAACACCACGTTCACTGTCACGTCACGTCGCCCGTACAGGGAGACCGAGTCAGAATCCTCAGCGCCCGCGTCCGGTAACTGCGGACCGTCTTTCCACTCGCCGGACTCTTCGTCGAAGACCTTCGGCGACTGCCGTTTCACGGTCGCCGAGTTAATGATCCCCGTGTTACCGGTCTCCACCTCAATCGACTCATAATCCGGGTTCGCAGTGCCAGTGTTATTGGCCCACGCCACCTTCGTAGTCTTCCCGTACTCCGCGTCATGCCACAGCAACGTGACAACACCGGTGCGGGACACGTAGAACCGACCGGCCTCACCGGACACGATCTGGTCCAACGCTTCCCGAATGGTGCCTTCACCGGTCATACCCAACAGTTGCCGGCCACCAGCTTCGACGGACCGTTTTACTGTCGGAATCCCTGCCTGCTGTAGCAGCCAGTTCGCGCGGTCCGATGACGTGTCACCGACGTTCGTGGACCCGGCTAGCTGGAAGGGGACGTCGGTGGCGGCCAGGTCTTCCATCAGGTCCACGGCGGTGAAGGTGACGGTGGGGGCTGCCCAGTGCCCACCAAGTTTGATGCCGCGGATCCTGCCTGTGAACAGGGTGGCGGATCCGGTGGCGTTTGCTTTGACGCGTAGGCCGGTGCCTTCGGTGAGAAGCTGAATCGAGCCCATCGTGTAGAAACTGTCTGGGTTGTCGGGGTCGTAGTCACCGGTCCGATTGTCGACGACGACGACCGCAGAGCCAGCATCGTAGGACCTGTTCGAGCGGCCACCACCACGGCGGACTGACGCACTCAGGACCTGTAGCGTTGGTATGGCGACCCACCGGTCGTCGGAGGAGAGGAAGTCGCTACCTGCACCTAGCAGGGAGTCGCCGATAATGAACACTGCCGTATTAGGGTCGGCGTTAACTTCGACAGTCCACGCGATGGTCATGCCGGCATGGGGTCGCCGCGGCGGGCCAGGTCAGCCAGTCCATCACGGATCTTCCGGACCAGGTCACCGTCAGAGACGACGTCACCCTTAACGTTGATGATGATAGGCCGGTCCGAACCGGGACTGACCACCCGTTCGGCGCGGCCTGTCTTGTTCAACGCCATTGTGAGCCCGGGTTGTAGCCAGCCGCCCTTGTCGAAGAGGACAGGGCCGCCGCCAGCCATACCGAGACCGTTGCCGCCGCGGCGGAATGACGCCACCTGCGCCTGCGCTGACGGCGACAGTCCCGGCACACCAGGAGTGACAGAGTGGATGTGATGACCCCACGGACCTTGCGCAGGTGTCCGATGCCAGGCGATAGCGCCGAGGGAGCGGATCACCGAAACGGCACGGTCCCACGTAGCAGAGTTCGGGGCTACATCCATGACACCGGCGCCAGCGTGGGTACCACCGGATGCGGCCACACTCGTCGACCACGAACCCTGCATCAGCCGCAGGCCGCCGAGGATAGCGGCCGCCTTCTGGAAAATGTTAGCCGTGGTCGCGTCCAAGAGTTTCCCCTGAATAGAGACGCGTCCGCCACCGAGGTTTTGGGCGGCACCAAGACCACCGCCACCGCCGGCTGCGGCCATAGCGGCCCCCGTTTCGGCGAGCTTCTTAGCAAACGCCTGCGCTGCCGCGTCACCGTACGACTCGACCGTGCTGTCCAACGCGTCCGGGCGGGGTAGCCGGGTTTTAATGTCGACACCGACCGGGCCGCCGGTGGCCATGCCAACCAGTTTCTTCCGGAACGCCATGACCGCCTGCTGCCCACCCATCGCCGACACCTCTTTAGCGGTGAACACGTGCTCACCGTTGGACAGGGCGTAGATGCCGGCGGTGTCGGAGGTGCCGGAACCGGGACCACTGACCGGGCCGCCAGTCGCTAGCGGCAACGGTTTCCCGGCGTACTTGCCGAATCCGATGGTTTCGAACTGGGCACCGACGGTGATGGTTTTGTCGGCGAGGCCGCCGAGGGACTTGTTCACCTGGTCACGGAAGACCGCAAACTTGTCAGACGCTTCACGCAGTTTGTCGCCGATACCGGGAACCCATGAGAACGCGTTGGCGGCGGACTCGAGGATCTTGCCGGCCATGTCGAGGAAGAACCCAATGACGGCGCGGACTCCGTTTTGGGTGAACGTCTTGATGTTGTCCCACACGGTGGAGACGGTGTCTTTGAACGTGTTGAAGTCGGTCCACGCGTCTTGGACTGCTTTCATCAGGAAGTCGAACACCGGTCTGATGATGTTTTCCCACGCGAACTTTGTCGCGTTCTGGATGACATCCCAAGCGGTATCGATGATATTGCGGAACGTCTCAAAATGTTGGTACGCGTAAATGACGCCGGCCACGAGGGCGGCGATGCCGATGATGATGAGTCCGATGGGGTTCGCGGCCATCGCCGCGTTCCACGCCCACTGCACCGCCACCACGGCAGCGATAGCGATCGCAAGGGGGCCAACGACAGCGATGTTCTCTTGGATCCAGCCGACGACCTTGAGGCCGATGTCAGCGAGCTGGATGAGTATCGGGACTAGCGCACCGCCGACCTTCTCTTGCAGTTCACCGAACTGGTTTTTCAGGATCGCCGCCGACCCGGCCGCGGTCTTCCCTTCACCTTCAGCGAACCCGCCGACCTGGGTGCGTAGCCCGCCCATGATCTCGTCGAAGTTCCCGGCAACCGAACCAGTGTCCTTGAAGTCGAGACCGACAGACTTGAGCGCGCGACCCTGCCCGAGCATGCCCTTACCGAGTTGCTCGGCGGCCGTAGGGATGTCCACGCCAGTCTTCGCGGCGTAGTCCGCGAGAAGCGGTGTCAGTTGCGACACTTGCTGCCCGGTGAGACCGAACTGCGCGAGGGTCGCTTGCCCGGAGGCGAGAGCGTCATCGTCGAACCGGGTCTTCTTCTGAATCTCACCGTTCAAGTTCTGCAACGCCTGCTGGTTCGTATCAGCTAGAGCCGGGAACTTCGCGAACGCATCCGCTAACCGGTTCTGCGACGCCTCCGCCTCGACGTACGCCTCAACCGATGACTTCCCGAACGCGATCGCACCAACAGCGATAGCGGCACCAGCAGCGGCAGCGAAACGAGACCCGGACGCCTTCCCATGCTTCTCCGCCGTGTCAGCGGCACCGGAGAAACCGGAATCGATGTCGCCCTTAACTTTCGACGTGTCCGCGCGGACCTGGACATACGCGGACGCCAGAGGAGTACCAGCCATCAGCCGACCCTCCCCTGGTTCACACGAGTCAACACCGTCCGATACTCCGGTGGCGTATACAGATCATTGTCGAACTTCTTCCGCGCCTTCTCGTCCAACCCCTCCACCAGCATCGAATAGACGATGTTGCAGAGGCGTCGGCAGGTCAGCCCACCAAGTCCCGTAGCGAATCCGGGGTAACCTTCGTCATCCCCGCGGCCTTCTTCCTCTCCTCGAAAGAGGAGACCGTCGAGCTCACCGTAATGTTCGACGGCGAAGGCTCCGAGACTGAAGGCGGCGAAGTAGGGAAACCGGAGATCAACTCGATCGCCTTCGCCAGCACCGCGAACAGGTCATCATTGTCAGCACCGGCCTCGGTGGCGTCGTCCTCGAACCGAGCCCACGCCTCACGCGTGAACATGGCCCGTAGGACGTCATACATGGCGGCACCAGACTCAGCGTCCGCGGTGCCCATACCCTTCGCGGCGAGCTTGGAGAACTTGAGCATGGGCATAGCGGCGATCTTCCGGGCAACCTCGTACTGGTTGCCGAACGCCTCAATGTAGCGGGGTTCGGTTTCGGCGGCGGCAGCGTCGAACGGGTCAGCCATCAGGCACCCCGAACTGCGCCGGCAAGCTGGATCCGGTAGACGCCGAGGGTGGCGACCTCAAGTTTCAGATCGAACGTGAGGGTGGCGTTGTCCGCGCCCTTGGAGAACTTGGTTCCGATGTCGCCGGTCTGCAACGCCTGGTAGGCGATGAACCGGACATCGTTGTTCTCGGACTGCCATCCCCACATTGATCTCGTCTCGTTTCCGACGGTGGGCGGGATGAGCTCGGTGAGAAGAGTAGCGCCGGACCCGGACACTGTCGCCGAAGTCGTGTTGAGCGCCAACTTCAGGTTCGACGAGGTGAACTCTTGAAGTTCCACCGTCATGTGGGCTTCACGCTTCGTGGTGATGGTGCGGACCGGGTAGTACGACTCAGCCGCTTCGATGTCCTCGGTGGAGATCGAGTCAGCGAACGACCATCCGGCAGCCGTGGAACCGACAGCAACCCACGACGTCCAGGTGGTGCCGAACACCGACGCCGTCACCGTCGATGTGGGTGCCGCGGTGAGAAGGGGGGCGGTGTACAGGATGCCGGGACCGGTGAGGTATGCGGCCGGGGTGATGACGCCAGTAGCCACGTCACTTCTCCTTCACGGGGTCAGACGCCTGCTCGGCAGCCTTGGTGGATGGGCTAGCGACAAGGTCGTCCCAGCCGGCGTCATGGATACGCTTCAAATCGGCAGGCGTGTCAGCGGCGACCTCGTCACCCTTGCTGTGGGCGCGAACACCCTGCCCGCCGGGGACGAACAGGTCCTCGGTGGCGATCTTCACCTTCGGCATTTACTTGCTCCTCTTGGCGGTCCGGCGTGCCGTCGCGGCTGCCCGGTTCTTCTTGGTGGTGGCTTGCGCCGTCTTGGACTGGGTGACACGTTTGATAGCAGAGTCCTTCCCGCCGGTCGCCTGCTTCGTCCCGTACAAGGCGGGGCGGACGTGGGGACGGGGCTTCTCATGCTCCGACCCGACCTCGTGAATCCACATGTATGAGTGCTCGGGTGGGTAGGCGATGCGGGCGTACGTGCCCTGCTCGTCGTGTTCGATGGTCGACTCGATGGAGCCGACACCACCACCGCCCTGGTCGGTGAACAGGGCTTCCGCGCGGGCGTTGGCACGGTCAGCGACGGTGTCTCCGAGGTCGGCGACGGACCGGACCACGTCAGGGTCGGTGTCAAGGGCTTTGAGGGCGGCCTGGTCGAACTTCAGTTGCATCCGTCGAACCCTCCGTGTATCAGGGGCGGGACAGGGTGCATCCTTGGGGCATGGGATTTAAGACAGCGATAGAGACCGGGTCCACTGGCGTCGGCGGTAAAGCTGCGCTGGACCGTGACCGGCGCCGGGTCGAACAGGGTGATGAGACACTTGACCTGCTGCGTGAGCTGGTGGCGGAGCAGAAGCGCACGAACCAGCTGCTCGAGTGGTTGGGTGCTGCGCGTCAGCCGGTTTAGGTCCAGGTGATGACGCCGGAACAGTCAGCGAAGTAGCGGACCCGTTCCGACGTGTCGTCATACCCTGGCGTCACACCCGTCACATCCGTCAACGCCAGGTAACCGCCGTTGGAGGATCCGCGGATGTCGAGCCGGCACGATTCGAACGTCCGGGCCATGAGTGAGGCGGTGGCGTCGTCGTCGGCCCAGAACTCGACTTGGAAGGCGACGAACCGGCGGTGTTCACCATCGTCACCACCATCGCCGACCAGGGTGATGCGGATAGCCGGGTAGGTACCAGACAGGCGAGTACCGATCCGGGGGGTGAGTGCGGTCAAGGTGGACTGTGCGGCGAGGCGGCCAACGAAGACGGCTTCGGGGTCTGGGGAGACGGGCTGCGGCATCACTCACCGTCCCTCTTGGGGTGTATGATCACCGCTGCGGTCCGATGGTTGGTCCGCGGTGGTGGAGGGCGACATTAACGAATGCAGGGATACACGCCCCTGACGCGGTGAACATCCGACCGGAAACGGTTAGGGGAAGACGGCGCTCCACCCCGCGAGACGAGTCATCGGGCCGCACTGTCATCCGGTCACTAGGCGCAGTAGACCTTCAGCGTGGTGGTCCACGCCGCGCTCGTCGTCCCACATCTGAACCTCACCATCAACCTGGAACGTTTTCCCATCCCACGAGATCCGGTCCGTTGCCAGGATCCCGGCGGTAGGTTCGGCGAACAGACGCCACCGGGAGACGACCCGTTCCTGGTTCAACGTCACCTCATCCGACGTCACCGGCTGCACCCACCCAGCGAACGTCACCGCGGTGGCGTTGGCCCAGTCGCGGATCTGGTTACCCTTCGAATCGGTGATGAGAGGGGCACGGAGGCGGATGATGACGTGGGGGAAACGCATCAGGCCACAACCAGTTGCCGGAACGGGTCGAGCGCGGTCCTCTCACCGACCGTGAGACCGGGACCGACATCCTCCGCCCCACCGGCAGCCATCCACGACACACCACCAACAGTTTCGGACCTGAGTGACCCGGAGTTGTTGTACGCCCTCGAGGCTGCTGAAAGGCAGACGCCGCGGATGGCTTGCGGGATCTGGGTGTATCCGTGGGAGTAAGTGACGGTGACCAGTTCGGGCCAGTACCCGCCGGCGTAGCGGAGCTCGTCACGGATCACGTAATAGTGAGTGTTCAGGGTGCGAGCGGTGACGACACCCTTCTTGTCGGTAGTGGTGACAGCACCAACAGCAGTGACAGGTCGTTCCGGCAGCCACAACGCGATGATCCGCTGCCGTAGTTCCGCCTGTACCCAGCCGGTGGCCGTCTCCAACGCTACTAGCGCCGAGTCGGTGGTCACGGTTTTACCGAGCCACGCGTTCAGGTCGGAAGGGGTCGCCAACATGTCAGCCATCTTGAACGACCCCTTCCGAACCTAAGTTGCTACTTCTGACGGAGCAGGGTGGCGGTACCGTCAGCGACGGTCGCCCCAACCGCCGGTGGAGTCGGGTCAGCGGCGCCCGACGTCCCGGCGATGGTGACGATGTACTTCTTACCGTCGGTGACCTGGATTTCCTGGCCGAGGGTGACCGCGCCCGAGATGGGTCGGATGACCCGCCGCAGCGCACGCCCGCTGAAGTCTGCCGTGGACGTGGTCACCCGCCCCAGATAATCCAGAGAGTTAACGGTGGGGGCGATGAGGTCCCTACCGAGGAAATCCTCACGACTGGTAGTGGTAGCCATCAGTGCTTACCCTTCTTGGATGCGTTGGCGAGCTCGTCGCGGAGACGGTCCTCACCCCAACGACGGTCAACCTTCACACCCGCCGCTTCAGCCTCCGAACGGAGCCCGTCAAGGTCCGTGTCGTCGGATGAGTCGTCAGCAGCAACTGACTTGCCCTGAACGTCCCGGTTATCGGGGGCCGGTTCGTCGAGGTCCGGGTACGCGACCGCGGTAGCTTCCGCCTGCCGGGCCAGAGCATCCCGGCCAGCCTGGTTCTCCGCCTTGAGAGCTTCCAGCTGTGCCTTCGCCTCGTCGGACTTCGGCTTGTGGGAGTCGAGCTTGCTGACGTCGATGGAACCGGTGAGGTATCCGTCTTCGCTCTCAAACATGAATCTTCCTTTCGGGATCTGGCGCGGCGTTGTTACGGCGTCGTCGCCCTGTTTAACAGGTAGAAATCAGGTGAGGTTGACGATGCGCTGGACACCCTGAGTTTCAATAAGCATCGGGGTGAAGTAACCCGCGTAAGCGACCTGCACACCCAGAACCGACGGCTCAGTGACCTGAAGGGCGCCGATGCGCTGCTCATACACCTCGACCGCCGCAGACGAGATGACAGCACCATAGTGGTTGGTGGTCACCGGGTACGACGGTGAGCAGATCACCGGAATACCGGAAATACTGCCGACGACACCGGAACCGAAGTTCCCAGCCTCGAACCCCTGCGACTGCGCGTTCTGCGGGTTCACCGGAGCGAAAGCCCCACCCCACGCACCCAGACGGGCCGGCGGCACAACGAGAGCGACACGACCGACACCCTTCGTGGCGGCGTACACGTTCGCCATCGCCGTCCACAGGCCGGCAACCAGTTCAGTCGCCGACGGGCTACCGCCAGCGGCAACCGGTGCAAGCTCCACGTTGTTAGCCTGCGCGTTGACCAGGACACCGAGAGCTGCTTCGGTCTGGATGGCGTACTGGGAAGCAAGGTCGTTGATGACGACGTCCAACATGGACGGCTGCGCAAAGTCGATGTCCTGACGGGACACGTTCACGTAACCGCCGTAGGTGACAGCGTTACCGGTGAGCCGGGTGATCGTCATCTTCTGCGACGTGAGCTCCGCCTTCTCATCGGCAGCCGCACCAGCGGAACCCTGAGCAGCCACAAGGGTGCGCTGAGTAACCTTCGGACGGTACCAGGTCGCTGACGGCAGGTTCTGCGGGCCGAGGAAGTTGACCAGCGGACGGGACGCGTCGATGAAGTTGATGACTCCGCCGACGATCGGGTCAGGGACGACACCAAGGTTGTCAGACGTCTTCTGGTGAGCGGCGGCACGGTTATAAACCTCGAGCCGTTCCGCAGCATCACGAGAACCCGTAGACGCGTTGACGTAGTCCATCAGGTAAGCGCCAGCGGACCGGTACTCGACCGGGCCGTTGTCGACCTGGTTGCGGAGCCGGTCGAACTCGCGGTGCACCTCGACAGCGCGGGTACGGGCCTGCGTGGTACGGCTACGGGACTCGTATAGGGCTTCGAGCTGCTGGTTCAGGTTCTCGAGGCGTCCGCGGGCAGACGTGAGGAGTTCCTTGTCGTTGTCGGTGAGATCACGGTCGGCGTCCTGCGCGCCCGCGATGATGCCTTCGACGAAGGTGGAACGCTCTTCGATCTCACGCTCGAGGCGTTCGATCATGGCGTCCGAGTGGACAGTAGCCATTAGGGGTTTCTCCTGTTAGAGAGGGTTGGGTTAGTTAGATTTGGCCCTCTCGGCCAGCGAGCACCCGCTACGACCCACCCCATTCGACGGGGCGACCACACTGGGGGGTCGGTAGTGCTACTTACTTCAGGTTACGTGCAGCACGGAACTGGTCAAACCAGGCCCGCACCTCATCAAGCTCAGGTGTGACCAGCGGTTGCAGATCAGACGCCTGCGGTGTCGCAGTACGAACCGACAACACCCCGGCCCCCTCATAGGCAGGGTCGGGGACAAACGAGAGGTGGTCCATGAACGCGCGACGGATAGCCCGTTTCCGGGTCTGCCGGTCCAAGTCCTGGTCGGAACCGCGGACCGCGAACCCCACCGACGCCCCCAAACAATCCTCATCCGCGAGAGCCAGCGTTTCGTCGCCGAGCGGGGTGTTGGCGATCCGTACCGACGCAACAAGACCTTCGTCGCGGGACGGGTAGAACGAGGCGACCTTCCCGACGGTACGACGACCGTCGTGGTCGCGGTTCACGCGGACCCGGCCGGCACGCTTCTCAACCCCGTCGAACGCGCCCCTGATGAACCGTTCCAGCCACATTTCACCCCGGTACTCGACCGCAGCCTCCTGCTCCCAGGGAACAGCGATCACCTCAATCAGCCGCTGAGCGAAGTTCACGCCGGCGACGTTCGCGGACCGGAGCTCAACCGCGGCAGCGGGTGCCTCAGTGGAGGCTGGGGACTGCTCGAGCTGGGTCATGTCTGTCCACCTGTCAAAGCTGCGGCTGCCATCGTGTCCTCCTGCGGTTGCACCGGCGCAGCCAGCGGCGCCGGGGGCGGCGGAGGCGTGGGCGCGTCGCCTTGCAGCCGTTCCATAGTTCGGATCTCATCAACGGACAGAGCGTTAATACCGGCAAGCTTCACATACGCCTCCGCCCGCTCAGCGAGCGCCGGCCTCGAGTACTCATCCCGGTTCAGCTCAACCGACTTCCCCCGCGGCAACGCCCACCCAGACAGGGCAGTCATAACCGCGTTCGCCTTCGGACGCAAAGAGGCACGATCATGGAAATCGAACAGTGAAGACACGTTCGAGTAAGTCATCGAATCGCCACCGGACGGCAAACCCATCAGGAACGGGGGAACACCGAGCATGGTGACGATGCGGGACTCGTTGAACTGTGCAAGCTCGGTCAAACCGATTTCGGCGGGGGTGAACTGCATCCGGTTCGCCTTCACACCGTTCGTCATGATCGGCGGCTGACCAGGGTTCAACGTCCGCGCTTCCCACCACTGCCGCTTCAACAGGGCAGCCTCTTCGGGGGTGAGACGTTTCTCCGTCTCCAACCAGTAGTACGGGATCCCACCACCCTGGGCGACTTCCGCCGCATACCGCGCTAGGACACCGGCAGCGATCAGCCGGTACTTCCCCGACTCCAGAGGACCAACCCCGCGGGGGCTGTCGGTGGTGGACGTGTACCGGATGTGCAGAATCTCGTCAGTCACATCCAAGGATCCGATGTTGTACACCCGCCCAGCGGGACCCATCTCGACGTTCACCAGCCACGGCGGGATCACCCGGAAGTTCAGCGGCCAACCGTCGGCACCTGTCGACATGGGTAGGACGAACGCTTCACCGAGCTGGTAGTCCCAGAAGAGTTGTTTCGCGAACTCCGCCCATGACGTATAGATCATGGGGTCCGGGTTCGTCATCCACGTGGCCGGCTCGAGGACGTCCCCACCGCGGGTCATGTACACAGGCATCGCTGACATGACCGACGCGTTCAGGTCGATGGCACCCCACGCGGCGTCGACGAGCTCACCTACCCGCCCGTTCTGTGTCCACGCAGGAGTAGACCACTCCGCGGGCCACCCGTCCCACGGTGATGTGAGGATGGACGCCATCCGGTTGCCGTTTT